ACGGAGGCGGATCGTGATTGCACCTCTGTTTTCCGTCTGCGCATCCAGTCCGGCGGTACGGGCGCTGATTGGCGATTCGCCGGTGCGGCTTTACCCTTTCGGACAGCAGGACGATAACGTTATCTACACCTATGTTGTCTGGCAGAACGTGGGCGGCGCACCGGAGAACTATCTCGGCCAGCGCCCGGATGCGGATACCTGGGCACTACAGGTGGATGCCTGGGCAGATACCCCGGATGAAGTGATTGCCGTGGCCACCGCGCTGCGTGATGCCATTGAACCGCACGCGCATATCACGCGCTGGGGCGGACAGGAAAGAGATCCCGAAACCAGGCGCTACCGCTACTCCTTCGATGTCGACTGGATAGTGAAGCGATAACCCAATAATACCGGCCCTGTGCCGGTTTTTTTATGCACGGAGAAACCCATGTCTGTACTGACGCAAGGCACTCAGTTTTTTGTGCTC